ACCGGTGCTGAAGCCACTGCCGGAGCATCTTCATCATCAAAACTGCTGGCCACCGCTGGAGCAGGTTTAGCCGCAGGTGCTGGAGCATCTTCATCCGCGTGTGCCGTTGCTCCGGCCGGAGCATTTACTCCAGCTGGGCGGAAATACTGTCCCCAACGCTCAGTGTCATAGGTCTGACCATCCACTGACGCTTCGAACATTTCCTTGATGACCTTGACTTCGGCCTCGCCTGGCTTCTTGGGCAAGAATGTGCTCAAATCAAACAGGCCATGTTTCTCTATGGCTGCTTGTTCAGCTTCTAACAGAGCTGATTCTTTGCGTGCCCACTTTGAACTGTTGTAGTCTGCGAAACCACCTTTAGAAGTCTTGGTGATGCGGAAATCCAAGCCACGCAACAAGTCAGTTGGCAATTCTTCCAGTTCTGGATCCATCAATGCACCTTTGATGATGGTAAAGATCTGAGGGCCAATGATGAATCTATGTATTGGGTTTTCCGGAGTCTTGTCATCGGCAAGCGGATTCTCACGCACAAAACCTTGGAAAATATAACTGCGTTTTTTCCAATATTTACGACCCATGTCTTCCAGGGCCTTGTCCTTGAACCAAGTGCGGACTTCGGTCAGCACTGGGCAGGTTTCTTGCCACATTTCCATGCATGGCACTTGGACGTAGACTTGTTTTGAGTCTGCTTCACCTTTGATGCCATTGAATGGCAAGCGGATCATGGCCCGTTCTTGCCAAAAGAATGTGTTCTTTGTGTTACCATCAGGCAAGAAACGGAGTGTGGCACTTTGGCCTTCTTCCATGTTCCAGTGTGGGTAAATCGAGTTGTCACCGCCTGTGGAGTTTCCGCCTTGTTTGGATTCGCTGGCGGCTAGTCTTGCGCGAATTTCTGCTAATGATGCCATAGTTGAGTTGCCTTTCTAAAAGTTTACTATGTGTTGCCTATCTAAAGTTTAGATTAAGTTGCCTGTGATGCTAAACAAAAAGCGCATACACTTTTGCAAGTATACACGCTGGTTTGAGTAGCGTCAAGAGTATTTATGACGCGGTTGTTCAGATTACAAATTTAGTTGCGGATCATACCACTAAGTTCTTTGAGGCGTGTCAAGAATCCAGTATCGTCGGCCACCGGTTTCATGCGGCCGCTGTGTCCATACTGGCCTTTTAATGCACTTTCGGCTGTGGGCACTGCTGTTAGACCCCAACCTTCTTCCATGCCACACTCTTTGAGCCCATGCACTGGGCAACTTTCGCCAGCTTCGGTCATGTTGCAACGACTGGCTTCATCCAGTTCTTCTGTGGGCACACCGTCTATGTCGGCTGGTGTCACACCAGGATTGGCTGTTTCGGCCACTTCTAGTTCGTAGTCTGGTGCTGGTCGTTCTTGAGCCGGTACACCTGCGTGTTTCAAGATACTGCTCAGGTCCTGGGCATATTCAGGATAGGCTGGTTGTTTGGTATCAGCAGGATCTTCGGTCTGATCCGCGGGATCTTTGACAGCTTCTTCCATTTCATCTCGGGGTTCTTTGATGCTGATGTCTTGGATAAATTCATCACTGGCATCACCACCCAGCATTTCTTCAACTTTGTCTTCTGCAGAGCCAAGATCCGCTGGAGTCTGCTCAGGCGGATTCATTTCTGCTGTGGCATCAATGTTCAAACTGGTAATGACCTTCATTACATCTGGATCTTGATCCAGTTCTTGCATGCGGTTCAGTACGACCTGGCGTGCATCAGCATTGGCATCGCCATCGGCCAACTCTTGTAGTTGATCAAACAACTCATCATCGCCCAGCAGGTCATATAGTTGTTCTGTGGCATTGGTGGCGTCGGCACCCACCGGCAAGTCCTTGCTCAGCAGTTCAACCAGCTTGGCTTGCTTTTCTGGTGTGTCTGGTGTTTGCCAGGTTCCTTCCATGAGCCGGTTGGCCCAGGTTTCAAATATGTTGGCTTCTTTCATGTTATTTTCCTGTTGTTGGATTCTAGCAATCAAAGGCAGTGCGTCTTCGATGCGTTGATCTATGCTTTGTGTCACAAACAAATGCTTGAGTCCGTCGATCACGGCAGACTCTTCGGTGAGCTCCACTGGATTCCAGCTTTCAAAATATCTTCCATAACCACCCTGTGTGGTCAGGCTCTTCAGCGTGTGTCGCAGTGTTTCGTAATAGGCCGTGGTCTTCTCCACCAACACAGCAGTGTCGCCTTCCAGTAGTTTGCCTGTGTTGGCCCTGCGGAATCTGCTGAGCACATTTAATTCTGTGACCATTTCGGCAATGTGTTGTCCACGGTCGTCATAGGGTCGTCCACCAGCACGCACATGCTCCAGCATGGCCTTGCCGGCTGTGAGATTGCGGAATGGCAGTTTGTATCTTTCACCTTCGGCTGTTTCGATAAACAGGCTTTCTATGCAACGGAATCGGGCTTCGCCTGCGCCCATGACCCGTTTGTGTTTGATCATGAGTCGGCTTTCTGTGGCTCCAGCATTCCAGCTGATGTCTTTCTTGCCAGCCCATGACTCAAATACACTTTCTTTGATGCCGGCCTGTCCCTGCATGCTGTAGCGCAAGCGGTTCAAATTCTTGATGCCAAAGCTCATGAAGTTACGGGTGGCGAAGTTTTTGAGCTGGGCCAAGAATTCAAACCAGTCATTTTTGTCGTCACCTTCCATGCTGCGGCCCACGTTGTCGGAGCAGTAGACTTCCAATTCATTGTCATCGCCCAGCATGATCACAACAGTGCCATAATCCCGGCCGCTTTCGGCACGGAAATCAAAGCTGAATATTTCTGTTTCGTCCGGGCTTTCTGCAGGACGGCCAGTGGCATCCAGCATTTCTGGGTCAAAATCTCGGCTGACCAAGAGGTCAAACAGTTTGTGGGCGGGTGTGATATCTGCCATGGTCTAGTATTTAGTTTTTTTTGATTTTAGGTTTACGTCCCAATTGCCAACCATCTAAGGGAGTTGCACTGTAAGTTTCTTGAACTCCGTTGTTATACCAGCGTTTACCACTGGCTGCACCAATTTTGCCTTTGTGGGCCAAACCTATTTTTTTGTTTCTTTCTAAATTGTTCCAGACCTTTGACATTTTTTCTCTATGTTCATCTGATTTGTGCATTTGTTCTTTGGCCTGGCGTTCTTCTGTTGACCATTTGGTGCCTTTTTTGCGTCCGCCTATTCCCGGACGTTTGATTCCCTTGTTGGGTGCCGGTTTACCCCATTGGGGATTTTTGTCTCCTTTTTTAGTTTCAGAGAGCAAGGTGTAAATCAAGTCTTGATTAGATATAATGCCAGCTAGTCCTTGCCAAGCCAATTTGTCTTGAATACAACCATATTTTTCATATAAAATACGATGGGCCTCTGCATGTTCTTGTACAGTAAGTTCCACAAGGTTGGAAGGATGATTTGACCCGCCCATATGTTTTGGCACTACATGATGTTTGTGTTTTTTCATAAAGATATTTATCATTGATGATAAACTAATATCTTGTAGCAATAAATGGCATTGGAGGATTGATAGCAGCATCAAAATCGCGCATGTGAGTATCCATGTGCTGATGAAAGTTTTGCAGTTGCATCATCATTCTCACACATAACAATGTAGACATTACCAAATCATCTGTTTCGCCTATCTTTGCCGCATAACTAGTACCGTGTGCTATAAAAGTCTTAAGTTCGCTTATCAAGGGTTTACTTCTTATTTTCATTTTGTTTTGTTCAATAAGATTTTTTAATTTACTACAAGCAGAAATTTTATTTTTGTTTGTAGTATTAAAACCTTTGCGATATCTTCGACCTCCTCCACCGCCTGGTTCACTTAAAAAATATCCTTGTATGTTTTCTTCTCCATACTGCTCAATAGAAATTAATGCAGCTTCGCCAATGGTATTATTTTCAACACTATAGTATATGTTTTCAGGATTTTTTACAGTTTCATTAAGATGCTTACAAATTTCTGCAAATATTTTTACTTGTTCCGGAATAGGAGTTCGATTATTTTTCCATTCTGCTATCTGTTCAGTTGTGTCAGCTTCGAATACTTGTATTGCTGCCGCATCGCCCCCTGTGCCTAAGCTAGGATCAAGAGCTACCACATATAACCTGTCCGCTTTAGGGTGCTGATACCAGCGCACCTGGCCCATGGTCTGCACAGGGTCTATTCCGTGAAGGTCGACTAACTTTGATGCATTGATTAAAGTTTCTTCCCAGATTAAAAATTCGCATCCCATTTCACGTCGGAAGCGATCATCACCTAGTTGTGCCCGTTGTTCAGCGGCCCAGGTTTCATCTCTGTCAGGATGTTCGTTCCAGTAACTGCGATAGGCTCGGAATCCGTTGATGCCCAGTTCAGTGGGATTGCCGTAGGCATCTTCGCATTTGTTGGCACCTTTCCATAACAGAGCAAACTGATCTTCGTCACTGTTGGGTGTACTAGTAATAATGGCCTTACCACCCGTGGCCAAGGTAGGGCTGATGGAAGTCCAAAACTCTCGGGCTATGGTAGGTCGCACGAATGCAAACTCGTCACAGTACAGCAAGGTTATACTCATACCACGACCGGTATTTTCTGTTGTTGTGGTTGAGACTATGCGTGATCCGTTTTCAAAGTCCAGGTTGCCTTTGTTGTAACTGGTAACTCCGGCTCTGATATGGTCTGGACACAGTTCGTAGGCATAGCGTATGCGTTGCATGATTTCCTGTGATCCGGTGTACTTGTGTGCGGCGATCAAGATTGTGCTGTCTGGACGGAACATGGCCATCCACAACAAGTAACCAGCGGCTGATGTTGACTTGCCAGTTTGCCGGGGCATCATGCTGATACTATATCTGTAGTTGTGATAGGTATCTATCAGGCGTTTTTGATAATCAAAAGGATGATACAGCATCTTGCCTCGCACCGGATGCTGTATGTAGAAAAAGTTGTCCATGAAATACTGCGGTCCTGTGTCAGGATCTGCGCAGGCCATGAATTCAGCCAGTTGCTGGTCAGTCCAACTCTGCTTGCGATAAGGTGATTTTACTAAAGTAGAAGCGTCTTGGGCCATGCTTTAATTTATGGCGATTTTTACTAGGGTCCCAGATTAAATCGCATGCCAGTGGCCCGTTCAATTTCGGTCATGGTAGTTTGATACTTGGGCAAGTCTGCCACAGGCAAGGCCGCATTGGGCATCAAGTAAGCCATGACTTTTCGACTGTTCTTTTCAACGATGACCTTGTAGAGTCTGGTGGGTA